GCAAGCGATTCAAGGCATGGATTCCATATAAAAAGGGTTACCCCTTGCAAAATAAAAAGGGTTACCCCTTATAGCATCAGGATAAAAAGGGTTACCCCTTATAGCATTAAAATATAAAATAGGTTACCCTTTATTAATTCCTTCTTATTGCTTGTTTATTGCTCAATCCCTTATTTTATGCACCTTCAAGGGTCATGCCTTCGCCAGAGCTTCCCTGATTCGTCCAGAGCTTCGCCAGAGCTTCCCAGGGATTGCCACAGGAAATCGACAGACAGCGACAGCGAAAACGCTTGAGAGATCGACAGCGACAGCGAAAGCAAAGCCAAGACAGACAGAGCAAACAAAGCGACAGACAGACAGAAAGATAAAGCCAAATAAACACGCTTAAAACGCTCTAGAATTGCCTTGAATATTTCGCAAGTACTAAGACAAGCAAAGCAAGTAAAGCGTAGCAAATAGGCATAAAAAAACCCTCTCAAAATGAAAGGGTTTCTCGTAGGTTATGTTGATGCAATCAAAGGTTTAATTCAGCAACTAACCCTCTTATTTTATCGTGATCAAGGCAAATGCCGATTTCATTGCCTTGCGTGTTTGCATACCTCTCAATGATTAAGCGTCTAAGTCTAACCATTGCTTGCGTTGCAATGATCTTCTTATTGTTTGATGACATTGGCACTTCATAAGCTAATAGAGTTGGGGCAACCTTATCAAAGCCAAAATGCAACTGTCTTTCAATGATGTAGGAACAAAGCGAATGACAAGCCAAGCTCTTGGCTCTCAATCTCTTGCCGTCCCTAGTTGCCCATCCCGTTGAAAGCAACAGATTGAACATATTGTTATTGTACTTGATGTTAGTTTGTTTGACCTTGGTTTTACTCTTTAGAACAAGGTTTTGAGTAAGAGCGACCCAAGCGACAATCTTTGTAAAATCAAGCGTTCCTTGATGACCTCTGAACTCGCAAGTGCCATATCTTGAGTAAGATTGAAGATTCAATTTTGTATAGCGTGAAACGCCATTTACTGAGCCTTGTCCATCAGCTCGACTTCTTACTGCATCTTGTCGAATCATTCTTGTAAGCAATGCCTTGTTAGATTGGCAAGCTTTGAAGCCTCTAACGCTCTCTTGATTACCTCGTCTTGATTCGGCAAGGATTGTATCAATGGCAGTTTCATTCTTTACGAAATGATTAACCAAGTATTGCAACTGCTTTGCCTTGAATCCATCAAGTGAGTGATGACAATGCAAGCCACAAGTTTTGTTTACTTCACTATTGTAGCTATTTAGAATCTCAAGCAAGGCATTCAATTGCTCGAATAGCTCGCTTGCTTTCAATGGTGGACTCACAATCTCAATCCCTCTCATAGCTCTGTTGCGATTGCCTAAAGAGCCATCGTGAACGATTTTCCAATAAGAGCGAGTTCTGTGGTTGTATCCCTCAGCCTCAATAGCAAGCAATGGATGATTGTTGCAATCATCAACAAAGCTTGAGAATTGGCTTTCATCAATGAAGCATTCAAGCTCTACGCCAATTGTGCGAGAGTTATCCATTAACTGAGTTGCAATGTCTTGAGCAAGCTCAAGGTTTATTTGTATGTTTTCTGTAGTCATATGATATTTTATTTAAGGGTTTAATTTGTTAGCAACATTCTCTTTGAGCATCATAAATGCCTAGAGCGTTGAATGATTCGGCAATGTCAAAATAATCGACATTGAATGTCTTACTCAGCCAATCAATTTGTTTGTACCAAGTGTTGAATGGGATTGTATACATTCCCATATGTTCGCTATATTTAGTTTTCCAATCGCTAGCAATAGCCTCGATTTGGAATTGTAGGTTTTCTTTTTGTGAATCTATCATTTTATTTTAATTAGGTTTTATTTGTTTATAGCGTTGTTGCTATGATGCAATAAAAGCAAAAAGGGTTACCCATTGCAAGCATCAAATCAAAAAAAAGGGTTACCTATATTTGCCCTAAAAATTACCCATTAAGAAAGGGTTACCCATTTGCATTTTGAGAGCATCAAAAAGGGTTACCCATTTAGAGAAAAAAAGCTCACCTCACACCAAAGTAAACCAAAAATGCGTAAAGTACTTGTTATTAGGTACTTACGCAATATTTAAAATGTAAAAAGGGTTACCTATTTTGTCAGGATAATCTCATAAAGTGCTAATAATCAGCAACTTACGACACATTGCGAGGGGTGGAGGGGTGCTAGCGTTGGCCCCGGTGGGTTTGCACGGATATGTAAAACGCCCCAAAAAAAATTAGGAAACTCAAGGGGCTATACTTGACAATATTCCTGCAATCTGACAATCCCTTATATATGTTGTATTTATGTATGGTATTGGTTTTGCAAATTTGCAACAGGTGTTTTGCAATATTGCAATAGGGTATGCAGGAAAAAGAACAGCTAGAAACAGAGATCAAGCAGGCGATTGTAGAGGTTGCCAAGGATAAAGAGATGCGTAAGGTCAAGAGCCTATCTAGGCACAACCCTGAGAGGGTCGCCAAGGTACTGTACCTATCTGCCATAGGTGTATCTCAGACTAGCATAGTGCGTAAATATGACATACCTAGAGCCGTGGTCATTAGTATAATGGTGGACTACGCAGATTACAGGAACAAGTTCCGTGAACTGGGCGGCAAGCTATCAGCACGATCCTATGTCAATCTAGAGAGTTTAGAAGAGGATATTATACAATCAGTCAGAGAACGCATACAGACAGGAGAGTACGAACCATCTCCGAAAGACATCAAAGAGATCAGCATAGCGAAGTCAAACTCGGCAAGGCAGGCTATGACTGCTAGGGGCGAAGCTTCGCAGATAACAGAGAGCCGCAATGTAGTAACGCAAGAGGACTACAATGATACAATTAAGGCTGCAGAAGAACGCATTAAACAGATAAAAGGAGAGATAATAGATGCAGATTGATATGACAAAGCAAGAGCGTAAGGCATTCAATGATGCCAAAGCTATACTAAGCGAGCACTTTGAGAACTATTCCTTGGTGGTCTTAACAGAAGAAAACGCACTAAGATATGACTACAAGAATCACTACATTGGCAAAATGCTAATGCGTGAAACCTTATCGGAAATGAACAAGGATATAGTAGACATAATATGGGATGACGAAGAAGCCGAAGTAGAAGATGAAGAAGAATAGATGGAACTAACCTTTACAAAGCACCCAATCATTCAGCCGCCTACTGACGAGCAGATTGTTCTTTTAGGTAAGAATGATCCGCAGTTATTGGCTGATTTACACAGGGTGCACGAAGGTAGAATCCAATCTAGTATAGATGAACCTCTGAAGCACGGCTTTGACCTAGATGGTTGGAAGCGAATGCAGGCAGGATTAGAGCAGTACAATGAGTGCCTGGTACTTGGAGGTAATCGTAGTGGTAAGACTACAGGGTGTGCAAAGATGGTCATGCAGGCAGTTACTGAAAGCATGGATGGTCATATTGTTTGTTTTTCTCAGAATGCCGATACATCGGTCAAGGTGCAGCAGGCTGCCATATGGGAGATGATGCCCAAAGAGTTCAGAAAGAAGACAAAGAGCATAGATGGATATATTAATTTTTCTATGCAGAACGGATTTACAGGGTCTTCATTTATTTTTCCTGACACCAAGACTAGAGTAGATTTCAAGACTTATACGCAGTTCACGAACAATCAAACTATCTTAGAAGGTTTTGAGTTCGGCTTCAAGAAGGCAGAAGGGCTGAACATAGGAGCTTGGCTTGATGAGTACCTGGGCGATTCAGCATTGGTTAATACACTTAGGTTTCGTCTAGCTACTAGAGATTCTAAGTTAGTTATTGGATTTACACCGATTGATGGATATACACCATTTATTTCTGAGTATCTGAAAGGAGCAGAAACCAAGGAGACAAAACCTGCCGAGCTTCTGAACAATGAATCCGTGCCTATTGTGCAGTACAGCCCTGATAGAGATGCAAGCATTGTTTATCTGCATTCAGATGAAAACCCATTTGGTGGATATACTCGTATAGCAAAAGACCTCAAAGGCAGACCTGCAGACGAAATCAAAGTGCGTGCATACGGCTTACCTGTTAAGTCAATGACAAGTCTGCTACCATTATTTAATACAGAAGTCAATGTACTATCTCAGACAAAAAACAAATACGGAATGCAATTTCCAGATATTACCAATCAGCGAAGATACAGTTGTTATCAAGTGGTTGACCCTGCCGGAGCTAGAAATTATGTTTCAATCTGGGCAGGAGTGGATGCAGAAGGTAGAGTTTTTATACGGAGAGAGTGGCCCGATAGAGATACATATGGTGAATGGGCAATATATGGTGATCCGAAATGGAAGTACGGTCCTGCTGCTAAAAAACTAGGATACAATGTTCAAGGATACGCAGAACTCTTCTACGAAATAGAACAAGAGCTCGGCATAGAAGTTGTAGAGCGAATAGGTGACTCTAGGTATTTTGCTAGAGAGAACGAGGACAACGATGACTTGTTTACTAGTTTCTATGACTACGGAATGCACTTTGTGCCTTCGGATGGTCGCACAGAAGAGATGGGCATCTCTGCATTGGATGATTGGTTCAGCTATAATCCAAACGCAGATATAGATGCAGCTAATTCACCTATGTGCTATATTCATTCGGACTGTAAGAATTTAATTGAAAGTTTAATTAACTATAATTCAAAAGGAAAATCAGATGAAGCTCTCAAGGACTTTTTTGATTTAATAAGGTATCTTCGTATGGCTAACGCTGGAGAAGGACCTGATCATATTAGTTCAAGAGAATTACTAACAACTACAACAACAAAAGGAGGCTATTAATGGCAAAACGCAAACTAACAGAGTTAGCAGAAGAATACGGCATATCTTTTGATGAAGCGAAGGA